TGTGCTGCTTCCTGTGTCAGCCCAGCGAAGGCTAGATCTGAATCTAGATTTTGAAGCCTAATATCATACTGCCAGCAGTGAGACTTATCGTAAGTTTGTATTCTGTTCTCGATTATTGAGTGACCAGAAACTTTTGGCTCATAAAACAAGTCAGCCTGAATCATTGGCTTTTTTGTCCGTCATTTCTTTTGTGTATCTTCGGTAACTGTCGTTGAACCTACGCTCCCACCACTGCTCCCAAGTAACCATTGACTTTGGTGTGCGTCCTCTTCGCCTTGTCCAGACCCACCGAGCAGCGCAAAGTTTCTTTTGCTCCGCCCAGATAGCTTCCTGATCGTTACCAGAGATCGCCCAGCTCCACTGTTTGTGTGCCGGTGATGTTGAATGGCTTGTAATCGTCGTTATCTTTGCAATCCAACAACGTCTTGAGCGCTTGCTCGTTCTTGGCCTTGCCATACTCTATGGCTTCATCAGACAGCGTGTAAACCGCAAAAGGATATGGGTGTAGCTTCTCTTGAGCCAAGAACATAAACTGCTCTGCTGGCAGATTTGAGGCCCTAGCAGCCTCTAAATACAACGCAGCTTGCATGTAGTAATTGAAACTGTTGATAGCGTTCTTGAAGCCTCTTGGCGATGCGTCACGCGCAGTTTTAAGATCCCAAACATTCTTGCCGTCGTACCAATCGAACCGTGCTTTGAATGGATGGTTGTGCCAATAAAAACAGACAGTCAGCTCTACCTTGTGTGTTCCATGTGGAACATATTCTTCGACTACTTTTCTACGGTCCATGCACACGTCGTACATGTCTTGCTTTATCGGTGTGCGGTCACCTATCCCGGCCTTGAAGTCTTCATACTCTTCTTTACCGGCCTTGGTCCTGCGGTCCACGTTTGGTTCGATCACAAACTCTTCATCAAACTTATCCAGCTCCAGAAACACACAGTGTTGTACCCGGCCTTCGATTAGTGCCGGTGTTTCTTTCATTGGACCTTGGTGCTTCCAAGTGTAGGGACACTTGATTACAGAGGTGAGATCATGAGATCTGAACGCCTCAATCTCTGCATACTCTGGATACGGTACGTTTTCGTAAACGCCTACTTTAAACTCCATGACTCCCCCTTGGATCCTCACCGGCAGCTCGCTTGGTATACCAGCTTGCTTTTGCCAGATCAGTATCCGTGGCGCCTTGCTTCTTGCCAGCACGCCATAAATATTTGAACGCATTGATCTTTGCATAGATCCGCACTTGATCCTCACCAAACGCGCTCACCATGGCATCAATACATTCGATGTCGCCACTCAAGTAGTGGCTGGGTGAATTGACCACTGAGTCAATCTTCTTCGGTCTGCCTCTCTTCGCCATTTTCTTCTGTCCTCTCTAATAATTGTCGGATGATGTCCAGAATCTCCTCCGCATCATCTTCATCAAATTCGATTGTTATTTTCTTACCCATAAGCATTGCTAGGAGACACGCACCCCCAATGTCCGGCCCGGAGATGGAAACACCACATCAGCGAGTGCGGCCCCTATTCGCAAAATCATCTAGAAGGGTACGTCTTCTTCTTCTTCGGGTTCGTCGTCTTTCGCAAGATCTGCAAGACCACCCGACTCAGCAGCTGGTGCTGGTTTTGATCCGCCCTTTTCTTTAGCAGCTTTCAATTCCAAAGACTCTTCGATCATCTCTTTCATCCATCCCGGCATCTCTTCAAAGATGTCGCACATGTCTTTTGATTCTTTGCATGACTCGCCAGTAAACTCTTTGCTGTAGATGTCTAGATCAAACGCAACCTGATCGTTCTCAGTTTCTATCGACTTCACACCACCATCTGGTTTGTAGACACCTTCGACAGCTGTGCCATCAGAGCCGTCCTGTTTTTGATAGCCAATCACTTCTAACTCACACGTCTTGCCAAGCAAGTTATCGATGTCAAAAGCTTTGAGCTGATCTGCTGTGAATGGCTTGCCGCGCCATGATTTAAGATCGAGATGCAGAGTCGCATTCTCGTTTAATGAAGCCGTGTACTTTTTGGAAATGCTAAAAGGTCTGTCGTCAGACATTTTTATTTCATCCCAGAACTCATCGCCATCCTCACCCATTTGCATATGGGACACTTCCCAATAAATGTAAACGAGCGCCCTTTTCTTTTCTGGTCCGCCCTTAAAGCTTTCCATCCGACTGCCAGCGTCTACGATCTTGTAACACGCTGCTTTGTAACGGCCCGGTTGCAAACTTTCGTAGTCGCCTCCTCCGCTTGATACTGTTAATCCCATTTTTGATCCTCCGGTAATTGATTAAAGTTTATAAATGTGTATGATATTGTACACAAATGAATATATAGAGCAAGTAGGGATGTCACTAAAAATTAAGAAACCAAATCAAAAAAACTTCGAGAGGCCCTTCTCAGGGGATGTGCGAAGCGAGTTTCTTAATTTCTTATCTCAGAATGGATTAGAACCGGATCCGAAAAAAGGATTAGTCGATGATGGCAGTGTTGGCAGAGCATACATTAATGTAGGCAACGCACGCAAATTGGTCGGGTGGTATCAGTTATGGACTGACCAAGCCGTGCCTTTTGGTCGCATCGGTGATTACAGGATCTCAGCTACCGACCCGGTAGCTATGTTCAAACCAGAGCATCAGCAAAGTTATAAAATGACTGATGCACAGAGAGAAGAGATTAAGGAGTTACAAAGACAAGCCGAAGTAAAGAAGGCTGAAAATTACAATAAGGCAGCGAAGCGTGCGCAGTCAGCATGGGAGCGCGGACTCCCGGTTGAGCGCCATCCTTATCTAGAAAAGAAGGAAGTCTTAGCTTACGGCCTGAAACAAAACGAGCAGGGCGCTCTCATGATACCTATGTACGACGCCCAGATGACCATTGTCGGAATCCAATATATAAGTGAAGACGGCAGCAAGAAATTTCTTACTGGTTCTAAAAAAAGCGGCAGCTTTTTCATACTAGGCAGTGAGATCCTCAAATCCAGCGACGTAGTCAACTACGCCGAAGGATATGCAACGGCGGCATCCTACTATGCTGACTTCAGTCAACCCGTCGTCGTTGCATTTGACGCATACAACTTATCGCCTGTCGCAGAGGTGATGTTCGAGTATTTCAATGACCGCATGCATAAATTCATAGCGGACAATGATCCAGAATCCAACACGGGCGAAAAGGAAGCCGTCAAAGCGTGTCAGCTGATACGAGGCAAGAACGGCCAAGCCGATGTGTGGATGCCTGAGACTAAGGGCGACTACAACGACCACAAGAACGCAACGAAGGCGCTGGAAGGTGAGCTGATGCCTACGTTGAAAAACATAGACATCCCGGTTGAGTATGACTTCAGCAAAAGCTCTACCGGCAGATACCTAAATACTAAAGAGAACATACAGGGCGTACTCACGGTGCAGGGTATCCGGGTGGTGTACAACGTGATCAAGAAGGTCATGGAAATCGATATACCTAACATGACCTTTATCGATGACCTCAAAGAAGATGCCTCGCTGATCGAGATTGAAAATCGTTGCATTAACATGGGCATACCGCACAGTAAGGTAGCCGACTATCTGAAGGTGCTGGCTAAAGAGTACAACCCGGTAAAAGAATGGATGGAATCACGGCCATGGGATGGTCGCAGTCGCATACAAGAGTTTCTGGATACCATCGGATCCCCAGAGAACGAGGCCCTCAAAGAGATGCTCATGAAGAAGTGGCTGATAAGCTGTTGCGCGGCAGCGTGTGAACCAAATGGAGTGGAACTCGAAGGCATCCTAGTGTTTCAGGGCGCCCAAGGATTAGGTAAGACGCTGTGGTTTAAGCGTCTTGCCAATTACGAGAGCGGTTGGCTCCTAGAAGGCGCCACACTAAACCCGTCTGACAAAGATAGCGTTAAGCGAGCTGTAAGCCACTGGATCGTGGAACTCGGAGAGATAGAGTCTACCTTTAAGAAGAGTGATATCGATCAGCTGAAGGCGTTTGTGACGGCCAGAAGCGATGAATTGCGTCTACCATATGACCGTGGCTTCTCGCGATACCAGAGACGCACAGCATTCTACGCTAGTGTGAATGCACGCGAATTCTTGACGGATACGTCAGGCAATCGACGATTCTGGGTAATTCCAGTGCGTGCAATCAACTTCAATCACGGTATCGACATGCAACAGCTCTGGGCGGAAGTCAAAGAGACGATGTATGTACCGGGACAAAAGAATTGGTTCTTGTCTCCAGATGAACGGGAGATGTTGAACGACTCAAACGAGATCTACCGCACACAATCGAGTGTAGAAGATTTACTGCTAGAACATGTGCGGTTCAGTAGCAAACAAACCAGTGCAGTACAGATGACTAAGCTTCTTAGGGATCTAGGCATTGCAAATCCTAGGATGCCGGACTTCAAAGAAGCGTCACGGGTACTGCATGAACGTGGCATTGAGCCAAGGAGATCAAATGGAAAGAAAGTATACGACCTCGACTATGACAAACCAGATGAAGAGGATAGCGGAAGCTACGCAAGCTATGGCGGAGGATATAACGACTGACGTTACCTTCCGCAAGGTCCTAGGCTATATGGCGCTGGGCCTCAGTTATGTTGCGGCTGTAATCGCGGTGGTCCCGGTAATCATATGGTTCGGGGCTGGACAGCTGGGCAGGAGGCTGATCGATGAGTAGAAAAGCGGCCAGAAGAACTAGGCAGGCCATGCTAAAGCGCTACGAGATCAGGAAGCAGCTGGAAGCAAAACAAAAGAAAGATGGGCAGGAGGCTGATCGAGGGCAATAAATAAAATGATAAAAATAATAAATGGTAACTGTTTGGAGAGACTCGGAGATTTAGAAGAAAAATCTATCAATACTTGTATTACTTCTCCGCCTTATTGGGGTTTGCGTGATTATGGCGAGAGCGATCAGCTTGGCTTAGAAGAAACACCAGAAGAATTTGTTGATAACTTGGTTGCTGTGTTCAGAGAAGTAAAACGAGTGTTACGGGACGATGGCACAGTTTGGCTCAACTTAGGTGATAGTTATGCCGGTAATAATTCGAGAGCATCTAACAACGGAAGGGCGGGTTTTGGAACTAAACGAGAAGGTGTATTTACAAAAACAGGAACAGGACTCAAAACGAAAGATTTGGTTGGTATACCTTGGCGAGTAGCACTAGCTTTGCAACAAGATGGTTGGTATTTAAGACAAGATATCATCTGGCATAAACCAAACCCCATGCCCGAAAGTGTTACAGACAGATGCACAAAAGCACATGAATATATTTTTTTACTAAGTAAAAGCCCCAAATATTACTTTGATAATGAAGCTATTAAAGAAGATGCAAAGTTTCCTGAAGGTCCTAACGCAAGCCATGCTATCAAAAAAGGAATTGGTGAGTATGGTATGGATACAAGAGGTGGTTTAAACAAAATAGGTGAAATAGAAAAAAAGAACAAAAGATCAGTATGGACCATAACCACCAAACCATTCCAAGGCGCACACTTTGCCGTATTTCCGCCTGATTTAATTACGCCATGTATATTGGCGGGTTGTCCTGAAAACGGCACAGTGTTGGATCCGTTTGGTGGAGCTGGGACGACAGGCTTAGTCGCGGATCGATTGGGCCGCAACGCTATTTTAATAGAAATTAACAACAAATTTGCCGACATTGCTAAAAATCGAATTTTCGATGACGCGCCATTGTTTGCGGATGTAACAGATGATGACGGTGGATAAGTCAGCGGCCAAAGAAGCGCTTGCAGACGTAGGCGTCGGCTTCTTTATGGCGTTCCCGGTGGCCCTAGCCTGTCTTACCTTCACCACCTACCTAGAACTGGGAGTGACAACTACAGCGGTCTTCCAGACCATTGTGTTCACTCTGGTATCATTACTAAGGAAATATTTTGTGCGCGTGCACTTCAAGCGCATGAACGGTGAATACGAATGAAGATCTTTTTAACAGAATTTACATGGGACGGAGTAGAACACTCAGGCCCTAATTTAATCGCGGACACATGGGAAGAAGCACAGCTTATTGCCGAAGGCGCAGGACTGAAAGTCGTGGGTGAGCTGACAGATATCGTAGTGTCTGATGAAGGGTTAGAGACACTGCACTAGGTGTGCGCGTGTCGCTGTATAAGTGAGTATAACTTGACACGGGAAATATGGGACGACATGGCAGACAAAAAAGGCGCACTATGCACTGGGCTATACCCTATGCTGAAAGCCTTATGTTTACTGGGTTTATTACTATAGGTAGTGTTAGGTAACAGTATATAAAGATATTTTTAATAGGCACATAAACAAGGAGAAACACAGTTATGTGACGTACAAATAGGTAGTAATGCGGTTATATGTACCCTGCACTACCTGAATGCAAACGGAGGCAAAATATGCAGCAATTTAAATACGACGATGAGCTAAGTTTTGAATCAAACTTTGATCGATGGTTCTTGCTTAACACAGACGAGCGTAGAGCATATAATGAGGAACCATACGAGCGCGGTGAAGCGCTTATGGTGTTTAAAAATTACGTGAAGGATAAATGGCAGGAAGACCAAAAAAAGAAAAGCCGCAGCTAGTCGCAGTACCTGATCAATTCGATAAGGACGAAGAGCTGGGCATTACTGCTATGCAGAATGCATTCGTCTGGCATTACACCGAAGGTGCATGCAGTCAGACTGAAGCAGCTCGACGTGCCGGGTTCGAGTTTCCATCTTCAGCTGCGAACAAGATGCTCAACGGCAAGAGCTATCCAAAGGTTACGAAAGCGGTTCGACTCAAGCAGGAAGAACTGCGAGAGAAGTACGCGATCACTCCGCAAAAGACTGGCACGATGCTGTGGAAGATAGCGGAGACTGCATTCGAGGATGGACATCACAATGCGGCTGTGTCTGCCATCAAAGAACTCAATCAGCTAGCCGGTTTAAACATCAGCAGATCCCAAAACCTAAACATCAACGCCAACATAGACTCAATGTCCAGCGAAGATATTAAGGACCGACTCGCCAAGATTCTGGGCGCAGAAAAGCTTGACCCAGATCTTTCTGATCACTAGAAAAAAAACCAGCCAGAGGGCCGCGCCCTCTCCAGCGCCCAAAAATCCAGAAAAATCGAGCAAGCCCCGTAAGTCATTGATTTTACGTGCTTTTTTGCGTGTGTGGGCGTGTGCAAATGTGTGCAACAATGTGCGTGCAGTGAGCAGAGGGGATACGCCATAGGTTCGCTGGGACCCCTATGTGCTTGATTTTACTGGAGTTTTTGACCGACCGGACCCCTGTACACCCCCTGTGACAGATCGGCGCGAGGTGTATCGCTATAGCTGAGTTTGGTACATTCAAAACTCAAAAAAACTCATGGAAAAAAAGCCGCCCCTACCTCTTGGAACTACCGGAGAAGAGATAAGGACGGCCATCCTTCCGCCCTAGGATGTCGGGTGTAAGGGTCGGGCTTCAGGCGCCTGCGTTTCACAATCTGCCGATTTGTGGTCTGCAAGCGATCTAATGGTATACTGACGATATGGTTATATCAATTCACAAGGTACCCTATGGGCGCGGATTCTAGGAGAAAAGGCGCTACATTTGAAAGATCTGTCGTTGCGCAAATAAATGAGTGGCTTGAGTCCCAAGACATAAATTTTAATTGCAAACGAAATCTGGACCAATATCAGCAAAAAGACCTCGCGGACATCGACATCCCGTATCATGCGGTGGAGTGTAAACATTACGCAGATGGCTGGACCTACAAACCTGAGTGGCTTGCGCAAGTGCGTGAAGCTGCGGGTGATAAAATCCCGGTTTTGATATATAAATACAACAGGAAACCGATACAAGTCTGTTTGCCCATGTACGCCGTCAATACTGAGTGGCCTGCGACAAACGATTTTGTGTGTATAATGACGATGGAGGATTGGTTTGAAGTGATGAACCGTAACTGGCATCACTACGAAAGGATGGAAAATTATGGCTGATGTAAAAGATGTTACTCGCACAAAGTCTGGTAGGCTGACCTACCGGGGCGAATCTTTTCCCGGTTATAACAAGCAAGTCCGCACCTCCGGCGGCAAGAAAAAATTTAAAGTGTTGGCAAAGAAGGGCGACCAAGTGAAGGTTGTTCGCTACGGGGATCCAAAGATGTCGATCAAAAAGGATCAACCGGCCAGACGCAAATCGTTCCGTGCGCGACATAACTGCGATGCGGTAGAAAAGAAAAAGGACGTGTTCGCGGCATCTTACTGGTCCTGTAAGAACTGGTGATATTATGGCAGCTGAAGACGTAGATATATTTGAAGAACAAGAAAGCATTGAGATGACCGGCACGCCCGGTGTCGATCAAGTCTTCACGCAGATCATTACCAGCCCAGACTTTCGATCTATGGTTAGAGTGGAGGATGTACCCCCAGAAACCTTAGAAGAATCCAAACAAATATTTGATTACATGCTCAAAAGAGGCACGCTAGACGATGCAATTGGCTATCTGGTCAATACGTTTGGCCGTGCGACCATGTTTCCGGCTGAGAGAAGTTTAGGGCCAGATCCTAGAACTCAGATCATCAGCGGCATGGAAGAAAGCATGAACCAAGGCATAGGCTCCCTGCCTCAATAATATGGCCACTGAAGATACTGATATCTTCGACTATCTGCCCAGTAGAGCGCAGCTCGCATATTTTGGTTCTCAATTTGCTCCCGGCGCGGGACTCATAGATGCAGCTGGTGAAATGCCAGCCATGCCATCTGGCGATGTAGACCTCATAGACGCATTTGCTGCTGAGGACATGCCAAGCCTAGGCGAAAATATTGAGCGCGGAGAATACTTCGATGCAGCGATGCAGGGATTAGGTGTTCTTGGCGATGCAATGTATGCGGTGCCTTTGTTTGGTCCGGTTCTTGGTCCGACTGTTGGTAGTGTGGCTAAAGGTGTCGGTATGGGTGGCAAGGCCATCAAGCGCGGCATTGAAGCGCTGGACCCAGTGGTAGATGCTAATAGAGCTGGATTTGAAACCAATCAGATCATGTATCACGGTACAGCCGATACGTTTACTCGCTTCGAGCCATCGAAGACCGGGAACTTAGGCGAAGGAATCTATTTTACCCCGGATCCTGAGATAGCCAGTAACCGTGCAATTGTATCTAGCATGAAGCCAAAGCGATCAGCTGGCGCCAACATCATGCCGGTTTACATCAAACGAGATTTGAATTACTTCGATATCGATTATGACCCGCTTACCAAGATAGACATACCAAAGATCAAGGCAGAGGGCTTTGATGGTGTAAGGCGATTTGATAAGCAAGGCAACCTAATCGAAAGTAACATATTCGATCCAGATAACATCAGGCCGGTGTTCTCTGTTGACGGTCCACCCACACCACCAAAAGTCGCAAGCAAAGATGACTTGGTACAAAATTTCAAACAAAACCAAGCGCCCGTGGGAACGATAGATCCTGATACATCTAGTCCAGTCACAGAGTCTTTGAATCGAGCTAGAGCGAAAAGATACACCGACAACCTAAAAACACCGGCATTTAAACGCCGTGAAGAGGCTAGAGCAGCTGGTAAGATACAAGACCTTGTATCAGCTGAAAGAACAATTTTAGATCCAAATGATTTATATGGTTACAGTTTAGTACCTGTAGCCGGTGATCGATCTGGTATTGGAGCTTTGACTGATATACGAGGCGTGCCTCTAAGCTTTCCTGTAGCCGTGCAAGGTGGACCCGGATATCCGTTATACATGTCTGGCAAAGGCAAAGGCTGGGCATCGATGCAAGGTGCAGCCAATCAAAAACAAATGAACATCATCCAAGCTGCCGATGAAACTGGTATGGCGCCGTTAGGCGTGTACACAGCCATGGGCCGTGAAGGTATTAACTTCTCCACCCCGGTGGTGTTGTCAATGGTGGGTCAGCTCGATTACCTGAAGATTCCAAAGAAACAGATTGCAGCGTTTAACAGTGCTGTGAAGAAAGGCACACCAGCTAATCCGGGCATCAAAGATTTTGTTGGTTTGAATAGCCCTGATCTTGTATCTCAGCTTACAGGTGAGATGGCCAGCAGTGTTAGCTCTGGAAACATTCGTAAAGCTGTCATCGAAGAAATGAAGAAACCAAGATGGCAGAACATGGGCTTCCCGGTATACGAAGATGTACTAGATACCGTTACTGATCCGGCGCTAAGAATACCAAGAGGACCCAAAGGAACCCTTAATCCAGCGGAAACTGGGTACAGCATATTTAAAGGCGCTCCATCTAAACCTACGTTTCAGGATCCCTATCATCTGAGTTACGACACAGTAATACCGGGAGACTATCTTGGTGGCTTACCCGGTAGAGGCGTGCCGCCTGAGATTATGTTTCCGCAAAACTTTGCGCGTATGGCACAAAAAACTAACGTAGCAGGTAAACCTCTTACCCGACAACAACAGCTAGGATCTCTGGCCATGGAACCCATGGTCGAGCCGGTTACCGATGAGCTGATAGAAAATCTAGCTAAGTATCTGAACAAGACTCAAGGCACAAACTTTGCGAAAGGTGGTGAAGTCGAGGATCCTCGGATCAGTCGTCAACTGGGATTTGATGAGAACGATGCAAAAGAAGTTGCGTTGATGAACGCTGGGATACCGTTTGATTACGACAGGTCCGGCTTACTATCTCTAGCGGTCTAACGATCTCTCCATATCCAAGCCAGCACAGCCAGCTGTAAAGCGACCATGCCGACTAGGAGTATGTAAAAAAACCATTCAATCATCTGTAATTGGTTTGGTGTACTAGCTCACCATCTAAGTAGACTCGATAGTTTTTTTGCTGTTTATCGAAGTCGTTTACCTTGCGACTGATCAACTGAGGGAACTGTTCATCCCGGCACCTAACGTGTCGGTAGTAACCTTCTTCGCCATTGATCCGCACGTGTACGTGCAGCTCCCACATTGAGTTATCGAACACTCCGTAAATAACATCACCCATTGCTTACCTCCTTAGTAAACCTAAATTTTCCAGACAAGTCAGACTGACTGCGGCCAGATCTGTTTGCCCACCCTTTGTCACTTGTTGAATATTTTTTGTGATGATCTTTGTGCATACCGGCATACTCCAGATATCGCCCGGATTGCCAGTCGTGTATGTACGTCACAAACTTTGATACGTCATGGTCCGACACAAAATCTTTCATAGCTTCCCTAACGAGCTTGCTGAAGTATTTTCTTTCAGCGTTGCTTGTTGGTTGAAAGTCTGTAAAACAGATTCGCGTAATTTCATGCACGCGCTTGTCGTTCCATCTGGCTACTGGTCTACCAATACTGCAAACGCCGATTATTTCTCCTCTAGTAAAAACCCAAGCATCGCCACAATCATCGTGTCGAATTACCACGTCATCGTTTGAGTCATCGAACCAGTCGTCCTGACAATCAACTAAGTCAGCAGGCAGGCACTTGAACCAATCGTCGCCACGCATGGCCACGTAAGTCATCTTGTGTCCTTGGGGCGGTTTGTTGGTCCGGTGATACCAGCTGTAGATTTGCTTTGCCAAAGCAAACTTTATAGGCACGATTCGTAAGTCGTTCATTTGTCGTGTGCCTTAACTAACTTTGAGGCCGGGTAAAGTTTTACCCTACCCAGCTCCTCGTCCAAAAATCTCACCTTCCCGGTTTTGGTATCCCGGCCCATGTACTGGCCATGAAAAGTGGTTCCTTTAACTCTTAATCTCATACAAGCAATATACACAAAAAAAATAATATGTGCAAACTTTCATACATACTTGCACATCGACACGGAATGTGGATAATAGACATATTGATTAACGAAACCGGAGAAAATTATGGAAGAGCAAGTTTGGGACCACGTCGAAGTGACTTGGCATATAACAAATAAATACTGGCTAGTGTATGGCGTCAAAATCAAGTCTGGTGAATGGGAATTGCTCAGTGACAGCGATCTTAAAAAACATGCTGTTGATGATGCGATGATTTACGCATTTGATACTGCGGCTGGACCAGCGCGAAGCAAGCTGGTCAAGATCTATAGCAAGACCGGAAAACTTCTTAGCACTAAGGAGGGATATGATGGTCAGCAATAAAAAGCGTTTTTATAATCGAGTGCGCCGTACCTGTCTCAAGCATGATATTGATATCGAGCTTGATGGTGCGCCACGTAACTGGCGTTCAGTGCAGCTGCTCAAAGATGGCCAGCTGTTGTTGGGCGATTATGCTGAAGGCCGTCGTCCTCTTGATATTGACTGGCAGCGCATGCATGAAGAGCTGACTAAGTATGGATTCGTCGGAGGTGCCAAGTGAATATCTTTCTTAGCGAGATAGAGATCAAGGTGATCGAAAAGATAAAGTCAGAAGACCTTACCGTCGCTCAGTATATTAATAAATTTTTTGCAAACAAACCCCAAGAGCTGCACGACTTTCTAGATAAAGAGCGTGAGCATTTGTTATTGTCTGGAGAGTTTTATGAGTAATCCTAAAAAACAAATTCGTAACATCTACGGCTACTGCCGTGTATCCACCACCGAACAAGCTGAGAACGGGATCTCTATCGATACCCAGCAAGAGCTGATCTCTGAGTTTGTGCGCGATAAATTTAACCGGGATGTTACTGAGTGGTTTGTAGATGCTGGTGTATCTGGGACCGTACCGATTATGGAGCGTGAGCAGTGTCGGGCCATGACCGATGTGATCGATGAGTATGACATCGTTATTGCTACCCGGATCGACAGACTATCACGTAGCTGCAACGATTTACTGCAAACGATTCCGCACCTAGAAGAAAGCGGCGTAACTTTGTATCTGTGCGAACAATTCAACGACATGCCGGTGGTCTATCCCAAAGAGATGGCCGCAAAAGGTCTGGAGTCAAAGTACGATATGAACTCGCTGGTGAACCAGATTATGTTGATGGTTTTGTCAGCTGTTGCTGAGATGGAGTTTGAGAACACCAAGAAAAAATTTGCAGAAGGCAAAATTGCCTGGGCGCAGCGTGGATACTCAATCGGCGGATCCGCACCATTTGGCTTTGAGTTTGAAGAAGAGCGCTTGCCACAAGGCAACCGCATGAAAACGCGCAAAAAACTGGTAGAGATACCTGAAGAGCAAGCCGTAATTAAAACCATACAAAAATGCAAACAGCGTGGCCTTGGCGCTAGACGTATTGCGAAGCAGGTTGCCAACACGCATGCAGGCTATGAAGACTTCTCGCCAAACAAAGTCGTCAAGATCCTAAATCGCAAGTTTCAGGGAGTAGCTTCCTAGTTGCGTTTTATTAGTTATAATGCTAGTAGCACAGGACTAGCATATGACTACACTTGAAAACATAGAAGCGGCGATTGCGAAAATAGATTCGATACTGTTGCTCGACTACATTACAGGTCCAGTGCGCGAAGAATTAACACACATCAAAGCGTATTTAGAAAGCGCGAAAGCGGATCTTAGCTGATGGCCAATATTAACGGGTGGGGCCG